CGTGCCCGACGTATTGCGGCGGGATGTAGGCGTTCAGCAGCTCCGATGGCACCGGACGGACGTAGTGCTTGAACGTCCGCGGGTCGTAGTAGTTGATGCCCGTCGCCTGCGCGGCGACCGTCATTCTCGGATCGTGTTCCATGCTCTCTCCTTCAGTTGTGCCTCGGTGGCCGAGGCGTTGAAAAACTGGCGCTCGCGGTGCTCGGCTTGCTTGCCCACGTTCCAGTAGCTAATCGGGCGGTGGTAGCCCATGCAACGCGACCAGACCTCGCAGGGCTGCCGCTCGCTGTCTTCAAGCACGATGGTTTGCATCTTTGTCATCCACGACGACCGGAACATTGGGATTGATGCGCTTGCACATATCGACTGCGCGATACCGTCGGCGATAGCCCTCGGCACTGTCGGCGATCACTCGGCCCACCGACTTCAAGTGCCAGTGCCAGTCGCCGTCGTTGCCCTTGTAGACGTGGAAGATCATGCCGGCTCCTTCGCCGACGCCTGCTGTTTGTTCTGTGTCACACTGATGCCGTAGTACACGCCGCAGATACCGCCCAAGATCAGACCGACAATCAGGTTGGCCAGCCCGACCCGCGCGCCGCTATCCCACGCCGCACCGAACAGTTTCAACGGCAGCGCCGCGTACCACGGCCACTCGCTCGGGATCTCGACGCCGCCGACCACGCTCGACCCGACATACCAGTAGACCATCGGCAGCATGATCATGCTGATCCAGAAAACCGCCGACGTTTTCCAGAACGGCTTTTCTGACGTCATCGTTGCCCTGTCCGCGTCGCGCGCCCCGGCAATCCCGCCGCCGATTTCCGTCGTCAGAATGCTGCTGATGGCAGGCTCTGTAAGCACCGCCGCCTTGACGGTCGCAAGCACTTCCGGCGATGACTGCATTTTGCTTACCGCTTCGTCAACCCCGGCGCTGCCGCTCGCCGCGGTAATGGTTTCGATGACCTTCTGCGCTGCGGCGATCTTCTCTGGCGTTTCCGCTTTGCGGTCGAACAGCTTCGCCACTTGCGGGATCATCTCTGCGATCAGCGGGCCGAACGCGCTCACAAGAGCCAAAATCGGCAGCGGCATTGGTTTCTCCTTCGGTTGTTCCGGTTGCGGCTCATCCGCCGGCTGCGGCGGTACGCGGCCCTCGGCTGGCGTGACCTCGTTTAGCGGTATCGTCGGCACGTCAGGTTGCGACTCAAAGGCGCGATTGCCGACCTGCAGACCCTCGGCCAGCACCTTCTCGACGATGCTCACGCACTCGCGCTTGGTGATCACGCCGTCGTGGTTGAAATCGAGGCCGGCGTTAGCTTGATACGCCTTGCTGGCGTTCTCGAACACGGCGAAGTCGTCGGGCTTGCCGACCGCCGGCGGATAGAGGATCGCCATGTACAGGTCGCCGAGCTCGCTCACCCTGCCCGTGAACGGGCGCAGGTAGTCGTAAACGAAGCTAAGTTGCTCCTCGGCCGTCATCTCGGCTAGCGCCTCGATGCTGGTGCCGAGGCTGCGCGCCGTGTCGCGCATGAACTGGATCAGGCCCGTCGCAGAACTGCCCGGGTTGCGTGCCTTCGGGCTGAACGTTTTGCCGGTTTCGAACGCGATGCAAGCCATCAGCGACGACGGCTCGGTGCCGATGCGCGCCGCGATGGCCCGCGCCTTGTCGCGGAACTCGGGCGATACCTTGGCGCCCCAGGCAAGCGCGTTCATTGCCTGCAATCCTTAGGATCTAGAATCGTCAACGGAATCGGTGCATACGAAACCACTGCATCGCGCAGAGGGTTTATCGGTATGGTCATCGTTTGGACATAGGAGAACGTGCGAGTCGGGGAGCTGGTCGGCACCAACGTTGCAATGTTGGCCTCGTAACACCCCGGCGTGCGCGACAGCACTGTCGGCAGATCTGGAGCGTGCCATACCAATGCTTCGCCTACCCATGATCTGTGCGTCGTCCCATCGAATGGGCGCGTGACGCAGTAGGACACATACCGGAACACCGTCGAGCCGCCCTTGACTTCTGACACATATACAGTCGCCGCGTCGGCGCGGTTGAGCGCCGGCCTCGACAGAAACATCGGCGAGACATAGTTAACTGTCAGCGGCACCGGCTCGATCAGCCACCATGCGACGAGCGGCAGGCCAAGCGCCAAGATGGCCCACGGCAGCGCGAGCCAGATTCGCCCGATGCGTGTCTCAGCCATCAGCCGCCTCCAAGCAGTCGCGCCATCGCGTAGGCGACCAGCGAGGCTGCTATCAGGCCGATAATGCCAAGCACTGCGCGCTCGATATGGATGTAGCGCGCGATCTGGACGTAGCGTTGATCGAGCCTATCCACTTCCGATTCCAGCCGCACGACCTTGACCGCCAGCGTCGCTAACAGGGCATGGTCGTCGTTGTCGTCTGCGCGCACAAAGTCCTCGGGATCGGTTTCAACTACGTTCGACGACGGGAGAGGTGTAGAGGTCTTCCGGGGTGATCCTGTTGCCCGGCTTGTTGACGATAACGGTCCCGCCCGCGAGCGCCGCCGCCGCGGCCAATTCAGAACAGAACCACGAATCCGGTTCCTGCCAATCGCGGTGCAGGAAGATGCCGAGCGGCGCCGTCCAATCGTAGGGCTTGCCCCACTGCTGCATCAGGAACGCCCGCGCCTTGATGTCGTTGCAGCGCACATAGCAGACGTCGGCGTGCCGCAGCCCTGCAACCGCGTCCACATAGTCGATGCGCTGCACTCCGGTTGATGCGCGCGATTCCCACGCCTCGGTGCCGAAAACGACGGCAACGTGCGACCACCGCGACCATGTGACCGCGCGGATGGCGGCCGATGCGAACGTAGATCGGCGCGAGAACAGAAGATGCACGGCTACTCTTTTCTAACTTACCGTCCACTCGGCGCCGTGCATATTGATCGCTACGGCGCTGCCGACATCGGCCAGGATACGGATCGTATCGCCCGCCTCGAGCACGAACGACACGCGCGAGTGCAGGTAGTTGTAGGCGGTCAGCGAGTATTCCTTGAACCACTTGCTATCGTTGCCGACCGACCCGCCAGACTTGACGATGTCGATGGTGAACGTGTGCGTCGCGTTCAGCAGATTGGCGGCCAGCATGTCTTTGATGATGGCGCGCTTGCCGGTCGGTACGGTATAGACCGTGACCGACGAATTGGTGCACACCGCCTGCACCAGTCGCGTCGGCACGAACGGCGTCAACGTGCCTTCGTACTCGGTGCCGCTGGCCTGCAGCGTCAAGGCGCTGGCGGCGTCGGCGACGGCATAGACCTTGTCGCCCGTGACCATCGGCAGATTGAAGCGGAACAGGTCAGTCGCAGCGGCTGCGATGGTGCGCGTCTTCAGTACCGTATTGGCATCGCTGGACGATTCGCCTGACTTGACGAAGTTGAGCGAGTAGGTACGCGACGACGCGCTGTAATTGCACACCGCGAGGTCGCGCAGAATGGCGGTGCGGCTGGCGGGACAGGTATAGATCAGGGTGGCCGTGTTGCCGACCAACGCCTGCCCAAAGCGAAGAACTCGTCCGGTGGCCATTACGCTGCTCCCATCCAAAAGGCCGGATCACTGATGCCGTCCAGCGGCGCCGACACGCCGACGATGGCGTTGCCTGCCGAGTTGGTCATGATGAATTGCGAGGCGGTCGCCGTGCCCACCGTCTGCGACGTGATCGCTGCCGACGGCGAGGCGACGCCAATGGACCACGCCGCCAATGTGCCGCTGCCGCCGGTCGAGGTGATGTTCACGGTGAGCAGTTGCGCCGACGGGTTGCTGTAGTCGTAGGCGGTGATCTGACCTTCGCCATAGTTGGCTGGTGACGCGCTGGACGACACGCGCACCGTCTGGCCTACGCTGAATGCCCGCTGCGTGATTTCGGCCAGCGTAAAGGTCTTGCTGCCGTTGCCCACGGTCCACGACGTGGCCGACGTGGCGGCGAACAGTTGCCCGGTCTGCGTGGCGAGGAAGGCGCTGTAGACGAGGTTGAAGTCGGTGATGATCTGGTTGAGCTTGGCGACGTAGTCGGTGTCGCCCGCTTCAAAGGTGACGGTGCTCGGCAGCGTCATTACAGCTCCTCGAAGGTCAACGTGGCGTTGTGAATGAGCGGCACGTTGGTGGTGAACGGATTTTGCTGCGCCAATCGCGCCTGCAATTGGTAGTCGCGCTCGAGCTCGTCGGCGCGGCCCGGAAAGACCGACACGAACACGTCGTTGCGCATTCCACTGTTGCGCGCGATGTCGATCATGCGCAGGCGGTCGGATTCAGCCATCTCGCGCGTATCGACCTGCAGCGTGCGCCAGATCGCGCCGGCCTCGACGCGCAGCGAGCCGCCCTCGGTGCGCGCCTGCTGCGAGTTTTCCCGGTAGCCGAGCTGCATTCCGCTGCTGACACCGACCGCTGGCTCGAAGTGCTGACCCACGAACAGCCGCGACGCCTGGACGTAGCCGTCCAGGTTTTCCGGGTCGTACACGTCGATGGTGACGCCGGCCGCCAGCACCGGGGCGAACCACGCGACGGCGATGGCGTAGTCCCAGTCGGAGTAGAGATTCTTGCTCAACGGGTCGACGCCCCACTCCAGGCCGCCCAGCGGCACCGGCGGGCAGATATAGGCCGTGCCCGAGTCATAGGCGGTTGTGGTCATGGCGCCATCCGCCCAAACCCGCACGCGCCAGGTGGCGGTGGCCGAGAAGTTGCCGCGGTACAGGCAGACGCAGGACACCGCCTTCGAGCCCGGCCACGTTACGGTGATCGCCTGGCCGTCGACCGCCGTCCAGCGCGCGACCTGCTCGCGCAGCGCGGTCTGCAGGTTGGTTTCCGGCAGCGTGGCGACCATCGCCGGCGACGCGCTGATGATGGCGCTGTCGGCGAGGTTGTTGCTCAGGATTCTCACGTCAGCACCTCGATGGTCTGCCGCCGTTGGGTCGGCCTGTCGACGACCCGCACTACCGTGCCGGTGACGCCGGCCGCCAAGCCCAGGCGCGGGTGCGTGAGCTTGACGCGGTCGCCGATATTCACCCGCGCGCCGTCGAGGAAGCACTCCACGGCGTACTGCACGCGCACCGTGCCCCAGATACCCATCCACCGATCGGCCTCGGTCTGGCAGTCCGCCTTGGCGGTCAGCAGCGTGCCGAATTCCTTGGGATCTTTGGTCTTCAGTAGATTGGCCGCGCCGCTGTTGACGGAGGCCACCCACGAGTATTCATTGCGCCACTTTTCGCGATTGGTTTCGCTCACCAGGCCGGCGCCGTCGTTGTCGCTGAAGCTGGTTTGCGTCGTCCACTGCCTGGCGTAGCCGCGGCGCAGGTTGTCGAGCGGCTGGTGCACCTTGACGATGTTGATGCCCTTGGCGACGATCTGGTCTGGCCCGATGTCCAGCGTTGCGGCGCCGCTCAACTCGAATTTCTGAATCAGGATCTTGCCGTCCCGCGTGACGCAGTAGAACGCGCCGACGCTGGCGCAGAGCCGGTCGAGCGCCTCGAAATACTTGATGGGCGCGTCCAGGTAGAGCCCGAGGTACTGCGGAAACGTCGTGTCCAGGGCCGCCCAGGTCGTCGCCTCGAAGTCGGCCTCGACGAACGGCCCGCGCGTCACGCACAGATCTTTGACGATCTGCTTCAGCGTGCGGAATTGCGTGCCGCCGCTGTACATGCCCTTGATGTCGCAGGTGACTTGTCCGGTCGACTCGGCCCACAGACTGAACGTGCCGTCGCCGTTGTCGGTGTACGACGTGGTGGTCACGCCGGCGACGCGCACCGCGTCCATGCTGTAGGTGTCGGCGGCGTTAAGCGCGTACTTGTGATCGGTGCCGGTGCCGATGTACAGCGGGCTGACGTTGTAGCAAGTGCCGTAGGCGAGCGGCTTGTAGCGGCCCTCGGCCGCGCCGCTGGTGTACTTGGTGGTGACGATGTCCTGCGTCAACAGGTGGTCGCGCGCCCGCGCTTCCAGCGTCATCCGGCTGGTACCTTGCACGGTCAGGTTCGCGAGCACGCCGGTCAGCACCGGGCGGAAATCCGCCTTCGGCCATGCCGGGTCACCCAGGTAGATGGTCAGCGGACGCCCGGCGAAGTTGGCGGTTAGCCACGAATCGAGCGCGCCGTCGCCGTTGTCGACGACGATATTGCCGATGGAGGGGGTCGTGTATCCCACCAGAACGTCGGACATCCGCTGATTGAAGGAAGGCACCTCGAGCACGCAGGCGCGGTAGGCGGTGTGCGCTGGCGTGTCACCGGGGCCGGTGACGAACGGGTGCGTGGACAGGTAGTCCTTGACGGTCGTGCCGCCGCTGGAACGGTATTCGATGTCGACCAGCAGGCAACGGGCATTGCGCTCGTTTGCCAGCCAGGCGCTGTACTGGGCGTCGGAGATGGCCATCGCCTACGCGCCGTTGGACGGGTCGATGTATTCGACGTAGACACGCGAATCGACGCGCACGTCGACCGGCTCGCGCGCCGCCTGTAGCGCGGTGCCGGCGGCCTGCTTCTGAGTGTCCGCCGCCGTCTTCATCGCTTGCGCAGCCTGGATCATGCTCGACGCCGCGCTGTTGAGCGCATCGCGGATGGCCGACATGATAGAAAGCTGCTCGTTGCCCTTCTGGGTAATCGCTTCCGTGCTGGCGGTGAGCCGGGTTTGCGCCAGCGCATCGGCTTCGTCGATCCGCTTCAGGAAGTCGCCCTGCTGCGCCTTCTGCTGTTCTGGCGACAGCAGTTGAAACGCCGAGGTCAGGTCGCTGTTGATGATCTTCGAATACTTCTCGATCAGCGTCGGGTCGAGCGTTTCGTTGAGCAGGCGCTGGTACTCTTCCGCGTCCTGCATCAGCTTGGCGGCTTTCTGGTCGTTGGTCAGGAAGAAGTCGGCAATCAGCGTATGCGACTCGCTGAACATGTCGGCCAGCGTCGCCTTGATGCCTTCGATCTGCGCGATGGCGGCGATCTGCGCCTGCACATACTCCATCGTCGCGCCGTACAGCGCCTCGGTGCCGGCGACGCTGCCGTCATAGCTCTGCAGCAGCTCGTCCAGCCCGCCGCGCAGCGTCATCACCTTGTCGTAGGCGGTCGCATTCGACGCCGACATCTGATCGAGCACCAGGGCCACCGGATCGACCGCCATGACGTTCTGCAGGCCGACGTAAGCGGTGGAGAAGCGCCCGATTTCCTCCACCGTCAGCACCCCGGCCGCCAGCACCTCGAGCAGCGTGTTGCCTACGTCCTCGGGCAGCTTCTCCACCATGCTGTAGACCCCGGCCAGGATAGTCGCGAATTGCGCGAGTTCCTCGCCGGTGCCCTGGAAATTGCGGACGATGTCGCCCAGCCGCACGTCCAGCTCGTCGGCGACCACGCCCAGCGTTCGCTTGAGCACGTCGCCGCCGTACTCCTTGATGAAGTCCTCGGTGGTGTAGTTGCCCTTGGCCATGTAGAAGATCGTGCCTTGCAACTTGCCGGCCACCGACGCGATCTGCTCCGAGGTCATCGCGGCGGCGAAGGCGTCCAGCGCGATCTTGACGATGCTGTTGAAGCTCTGCGCCGCCTCGCCGCTGAAGTACCGGGTGCCATCGTCGGCAAAGCCGATGTTGCCGAATGCGGTTTCGGTGTAGGCGTTGTCCTCGAAGCCCGTGGTGCCTGCGCTCACGCTGAACGTGCCTTCTACCTGCGACGGGTCTTTCTTCAGGAACTTCATGATGGCTGGAATGGCAAGCGCTGCCACCGCCGCCCAAGGCACCGCCGCCGGGAACGCGGTGCCGAGCCCCGTCAGCACCGAGCACTCGCCGGCGCCCATGGCCACCGACAGGCCAAGCGATTCGCCCATGGAGCTGGTCGCAAAGGTGCCCAGCGCCCCGCCGGAAACGCCGAGCGTGTTGCCGCCGAACAGGTTGGACAGGCTGCCCAACGGATTGGACCCGTTGCCGCCGAATAGGCTATTGATGCTTGGCAGCCCACCGCTGCCCCCGGTGGCCGCTTGGGCAAAGCCGGAGGCGCCGCCGGTGATGGCGGTCATGATCGACACGACGAACGGCTTGGCGGTCATTTCGTACAGCACGGAGAGCAGGTACTTCTTCAACGCCTCGCCGGCATTCTTGGCCCAGCCCTTGATGCCCTCCATGCCATCGCCCATGGCCTGGAAGAAGTCGTAACCGACCGCGTCGGCTTGCTTGAGCGTGTCCTCCCATCGCTTGGTCGCCTCGGCCGCCTGCTCTTGCGCGTCGATGGACAGGATCAAAGCCTGTTGTTTGTCGTGCTCGTTTTCGATGCTCTTGCGCACCGCCGGATCGAGCTCCTTTTCCAGCAGCAGCCGCGTCTTTTCCTCCAGGTTGTACAGCGCCAGCGCGGTCTTGCTCATGCCGAACGTCGTGATCTGCTTTTCCAGCGCCGCGGTTTCGGACTTCATGCCCTCGACCATGCGCAGCTGCAGGTCGTACTGCTTGATGCTTTCCTCGCCCTGCTTGATCAGCGATTTGACGTACTCGTCCATCGCCGCCTTCTGTTCCTTCTTGGCTTCGATGGCCTTGACCAGCGCCGCGCGCTCGTCGAACAGGTCGTTGATTTGCTGCCGGGTGGCGGCGCTGGTGACGCCGCGCAACGCCTTTTCGCGCTCGAGCTCGACGTTGGCGGTCGCGCGCGCGGCCTTGTTGTCGTAGATCGTTTCCAGCTCGACGCGCAGCTTGTCGTTGCCCTCCTCGATGCCGGCGACGAGCTTCTTCATCGCCTCGGCATACTTGTCGGCTTTCTCGCTGCTCGCCTGGTATTCCAGCCCTAACTTCTTCGTCGCGCCTTGCGCTTCGCCGGCCGCCGCGTTGCTGGCCGCAAATTGTGCTTTCAATCGGTCGCTGAATTGCGACCTTGACATGATGGCGTCGAAGTCGATTACGAATTCATTGCCGATCGACTTCATCCGCCCGAAGCTGGCCTTGACCGCATCGGCCGCCTCGCCGAACTTGCCCGACAGGGCCAGCTTCATCGCGTCGCCGATGCCGGTGAACATCTCGACGATCGACGCCACGCCGGCGGCGATGGCCTTGCCGACGATGTCGACGACGCGAATTACGCCGTCGAAGGCGTCGATGACGTAGCCGATGCCGATGGCGGCCTGCTGCGCCCAGTTGCGGATGCTGCCGTCGGCCGCGAGCTCCTTGATGTTGTCGGTCAGCCCGCCGGCGCCGGTCGCCGAGTCGAGCAGTACCTTGGTGAAGTCGGCCAGCACCGGCGCGACTTCGATGCCGATGATCTTGGCCATGGCCGATTGCGCGAGACCGAGGCGCTTCAAGTTCTTGTCGTATTCGTCGGCCGCGGCAGCTTGTTCTTCGGTGACGATGATGGCGTATTTCTGTGCCTCCACCAGATCGTTCATGACCGGGATCTGTTCGGCACCCGCCTTGCCAAGCAACGCCTGCGCGATGGCGGTCTTGCCAGCGCCGTCGGCGTACTTGCCGAGCTGGCCGGCAATTTCGATATACAGCGCGCCGGCGTCTTTCAGGTGCCCGTTGCCGTCGCGCGCCGACAGCCCTAGCGTGTCCAGCGCCTTGCCGACGCCTTTGGTTTTGTCGTCCGAGTCGGCCATTCCTTTGGATAGCTTGGTGACGGCGCCTGCCACTTCGTCCATCCCGACGCCGGCGATGGTCGCCGCGGGCGCGATCATCGACAGCGACTCGACGCTGGCGCCGGACTTTTCCGACATGTTCTTGAGGCTGCCGGCGAACTCGATCGACTCGCCGATCGCGGACGCGAACTTGACCAGCCCCAGCGTGCCGGCCAGCGCCGTCATTGCCCCGTAGACGCCGCCGATCGGTCCCAGCAGGCCGGTCAGGGAGGAATCGAAGCCCTTGATGTTGCCGCTGATGGCCTGGAACGCCGCCGCCGTTTCATCCTTGGCGGAAATGACGATTTCAGTGCGTTCAGACATGGGGCGTGGCTTTCGCTTTGAGTTTGGCCTGGTGCGCGAGCAACGCCGCGTCCATGTCGGTCAGAATCGTCACCTCGAACGGCGTCGGGTGGTTCCCGGTCAGTTGCGCCCAGGCGGCGATCTCGGTGTAGCTGATCGCGCCGACGGCAAAGGCCACGCTGCGGGTGCGCGACAGCTGCTGGAACCATTCCCAGACGTGGCCACAGCCGACCGGCAGCTCGCCGTGCTCCACCAGGCGCGCCGGCGTGACGCCGGTTGATTCGGCAGCGACCTCGAGATGTTTGCGCAGCGACTGGCCATCGGGCTGTGGTTCCTGCAGCTCAAGCTCGCGTTCTACCCATTCACGGCAGCGGCCCCGCAGGGCCGTATAAAATTTTCGTCGGCGTCGGAGAAGGCGATGATCTGGTGCACCAGCGTCGGGTATTCGGCCAGCAGCGCGTCGGCTTCCGCGGCCGAAAACGGCACTTTGATGCCGTCCCAGCCGACGATGACGCGCGCGGCGCGGAACTGCACGACCTCCTTCTGATCCTCATACGACAGCACGTCGCTGCCGTGCCGCTTGGCGATGCGCTTGGCCAGCGCTCGCGCCTTGGTCATCGCGTCGGCGTACGCGGCCGACTTACTGCCCGCGATCTTCAGCTTGAAGCGGACGTTTTCGGCCAGCGTCACGTCCATGTCGGCCGTTTCGGCCTGTTCCAGATCCACATCGAAGAATCGACCCATGCTCCCTCCGGCAAGTTGGGGCGACGGCGCCGCCCCGTGGCAACCGATTACGCCCAGGCTGTGACCGCCGCGCCGCCGCGGTCAAAAATGATCTGCTGGCCGGTAGTGGTGTCGCGCAGCGCCTGGAACGGCAGCGTGACCATGATGTCCTGGTTGATCCCCGGCGTCGGGTAGCTGCCGTCGGTGTACTTGATGTTCGGCAGGGTCAGAACGTAACCTTCGCCGCCGGCGCCGTTCTGCACCCGCAGCGACAGGCTCGACGCGCTGGCGGCAAGGAACTTGTCGTAGTAGGTGCCGTCGGCAAAGTACATGCTGATGCTGCCGGTGACGGCGCAGACACCGGCGCCGATGCCGACGTAGCCGAGCGTGCCGATCGCCTGCTGCCCGCGCAAATTGTTGTTGACGTTCAGGTCGAATGCGGTAATGGCCGTGGTGGTGATCGCGGCGCCGCCTTCGAGGATGTTGGCGATGTTGCTGACGCCGTTGTAGACCGCGCCGGTCAGCGACGCCGTGGTGGTGCCGGGCATGTAGGTCGTCGCCGCGCGGGCGCCGTCTTTGCCCATGAATTCCATGCTGCCGGTCAGCACCGCGCCGGGCTTGATCGACAGCGACAGGGTCGACGGCGTCATGCCACGGAAGACCGTAAATTGCGTCAGGTCTGCGTTGCTGCGCTCAAGCGAGTAGGACCGTTGGGTCGTGCCGTTGGCGAGGCGGCTGGCCTGCACCTTGACGTTGGCGGTCGACGTTTCCGCGGTGAACGTCGCGGCGGCGAAGGTCAGCACCGTCGAGCTGGTGGCGGTGACGACCTTGAACCAGCCGTTGTTCTGCGCGTTGACGGCGCCGCTGATGCGCACCCACTGCCCGGCGATGATGTTGGTAAACGGCGTGCCGGAACCGGCCGTGATCGTGGTCGCCGCGAAGGTGGCGGTAATGGTCGCTTCGCCGGTGGTGCCGGCCAGATTGCCCCACGTGCCGAACAACACGCCCTGCAGCAGGTCGTCGTATTCGCCATAAGACCATTCGAAATTCATTCCGCCGGACGCGCCGCCGCCGGTCAAAATCAGGTCCGTCACCTGGCGGTCGCTGCGGATTTCGTTCGACTGCGTGGTGGTGATGGCGTATTTCAGCGACTCGCCGGTGAGGCGCAGCGCGTAGTGATTGCCAGTGCCGACGACGGTGCCGAAGGTCGCCTCAGGCTTGGCGCGGAGCTGCACCCGGCTGCTGGTTCCAAAAGTCATGATGTCACCCCTGCGTCAAAGTGGCGTTTGCGGCGAGCCTTCGAAGGCCCGGTAGTCGAAAAGGTAGTACAGCTCCATGCGGCCGATCGGCTGGTCGCTTTCGGCGTCGAACGATGGTCGCAACCCGCGCAGTTGCGCGCTTTTGGTCAGGCCGCCCAGTGTGCGGTCGGCCGCCACCGCGACCTCGACCTCTGACGCGATCTGGTCCAGCGTTGCTTCGTGGCCGGACGTTGCGGCGACCAGGGCGACGACGCGGGCGTTGAGTTGACGCGCCAGCAGCGGCGGCGCGCCGATGCTCATCGCTTCGACGTCTTCGCCGTCGGTCACGATCAGCAGCGCCGGCAACGACGAGGCCGGCAGCGGGTGGAGCTGCGTCGTGTACACCCGCGCGCCGGTGGTGGTGAGGCCGGTCAGCTGCGCCGCCAGGGCGTTGCGGATCTGGGTGCGCAGGTGCGCCATGGGCTAGACCGGACGCAATCAGGCGGCCCGCAAGGTGAGCAGCACCATGCCGCCGTCGTCTGGAATGACATCCGTGACGAAGAAGTGCTCGGCATTGGTCCGCGCGCCGCCAGGCTCCCGTGTCACGGCCTCGCCGGCCACGATGCCGGCGGCGCTGGCGGCCGAGCACTGAAAGGCTGACCGCGGCATGGCGCCCACCTCGAACGGGTTCACGTAGGCCACGTTGAAGATGCCCGTCACCGACTCGTTGCGAATCGTCACCACCTCGGCAAACTCGTCGAGGTCGAGAAAATCCGCGTGGTCGTCGGTGAAGGTCACGGCCCGACCAAATCCGCCGGCTTGTCGTCGGCCGCCTTCGCCCGGGCCGCTTTGGTCACGGCCTCCAGGTCGTCGGCCAGCGCCTTGGGCAGCGGACCTTCGTAGCCGAAGACCTCGCCGGCCTTGAATTGCACCGGCGCGACGGTCACGAACGCCCCGTCCGCGCAGACCTGCAGCGCGGCACGCCGGCTTGCCGCCTGCGCAGCAGACAGGCGGAGAACCGCGCCGGCGCCCAGCGTGACGGGCGCCGTGGTCTGGTAGCTGATCAGCTTGGCCATGATCAGGTGTGCGTGACCAGGCAAGCGCGCTGCCAGTAGCCGTAGCCGACGTTGCGGATGGCTTTGACCCCGTACTGGTGCTTGTTCTCCTTGAACTCCAGCTCGGAGCCCTCGGCGATCGCGGACAGCGTGACGCCCTCTTCCTCTTGCCGGATGAAGGCTTTGGTCTCGCCGTCGGCGCGGAACACCGCAAACTTTTCCGTCCAGGTCAGTCGCGGGTTGACCGCCACTTCGACCGAGAAGCCGCCGATGTTGCCCAGCGTCACGATGGTGTTGTTGCGACCGCCGGTCGAGGCGGAATCGACGATGATCGACGAACCGATCGCCGCGGCTGCCGCGCTCATGAACGGCACCGGCACCATGACCAGGAAGCTGCGGGCGTTTTCGTTCAGCGGCTCACCGACATCGTCCTTGAACGACAGGATCGCCTGAATCGCCTGCAGAATGCCGGACTCCATCTCGCCGGCGGTCGGCGCGGTCGTGGTCGCGATGTTGTTGCTGATGTCGTTCGACTGCGTACCGCTGTCGCCTTCGGCGTGGTCGGTGTCGAAGAAGTATTGCCCGTCGTAGCAGACCGCCGACTCGCCGCCGATGATCAGCGTCGACAGCAGCTTGGCCCAGTGCGCGTTGGTGCGCTGGGCCAGCTCGCGCACGCGGGTCATGACCTGGCCGGTCTTGTCCCGGCGCATTTCATCGACCAGTACCTCGAGCGTGGCTTCGAAGGTCTTGTTGGCGATGGTGATGCCGTTTTCACGGAAGCCCTTGGCCGAACGACCGCCGACCCACTCGCGCATGGCCGGGGCCATGCCCAGCCACTTGTAAGTTTCGGATTCCTGGTCGCTGTTGAACAGGTTCGAGACCTTCGGCACCCACAGGCCACCGACATCCTGATTGAGCGTGTTGTAGAACTCGCCAATGATGGCGCGACTGGAGAGAGAGGCAGCACCCATGATCGATTTCCTTTGTGAGCGCGGTTAGACGGCCATTCCGTTGGCGTCGAATTCGACGTAGGCGTACCCCGTCTCGATCCACTGCAGCACGGTGCCGATCAGCGTGTTGCTGGTCGAGGTCAGCGTGAACGTGTCGTCGTCGGAGGCGTAGACCTTGGGCCGGTCGTTGGCGGTGATGGCCAGGCCGGAGATCGGCAACTTGATCACGCCCTTGCGCTTGACGACGACGGTCTTGGCGCCGGCGGCGCCGGCCGAGTTGTCGACGGTGCGCTGGGCGAAGCCGAGGAACGGGTCCTGCGCGACCAGCGGCCGAGCGTAGCCGGAGGCGTTTTCGCCGACGGCGGCGCCTTCGTAGATGATGTCCGAGGCGATGACGGGGTACTCGGCCAGTTCGCCGAGAAGGAATTCACGCGGCTTGTCAGCGGCGAGGGTGGTCATGTGCGGGTCTCCTTACTGGCGGAAGATTTTGGCGGTACCGTCGACGCGCGCCTGTTCGAACGCAACGTAGGCGGCGAGACTGGAGAATTCGTCGCGCAGGGCCGGTTCCTGGTCCCATTGCGCGGCACAGCGCTTGTCGAGCGGCAGGTTGGCCGTCGACGGCGGCGCCGGCGGCGCTGCACCGGCAAACGGCAACGGCGTCGGCGCATCGGCGCGCAGATCGGCTGCGTGCTTCTCACGCGCGGCCTTTTCCGCCGCCAGGACGCGCTGTGCGGCTTCGGGGCCGGTCGTCTTGCCGTCGAACTTGAGCTCGGCGATCAGCGCGGTGTGCCCGGGAAGGCACTGCGCCTCGACGTCCTGAATGCGTTGGCGCTCGGCCGCCGCGCCCTGCGTGCGCAAAGCGTCGGCGATTGCCGGGTGCTCAGCCACGACTTTTTCCAAAGTCAATTCCATAGTTGCTCCTTGCTCGTCTTCGAGCGTTGCTGAGAGGCCGCGCACCCCGGCGCGAGCGTTGAGGTCGGCGATCAGTTGGTCCAGCGTGGAAACACCGTCCACGAGGCCCGCCCGTTCCGCCTGGGTACCAATGAACATCCGGCCGTCCGCCATTTCGGCGTAGACCTGCGCCGACGACACGCCGCGGTGCTTGGCCACGTCATCGACAAAAATGCCGTACAGGTAGTCGACTTGGTCCTGCATCGACTGCCGGCCCTCATCGGACAGCGGGCCGTACTGGCTGGCGACGCGCTTTTGCTTGCCGGCGACGATCTCGGTGGTCCGCACGCCGCGCTGCGTTTCGGCGCCGCTCACATCGACGTGATTTGCCACCACGCCGATGGACCCGACCTGCACGGTGTTGCCGCCGATGATGACTTGGTCTGCGGCCGAGCCGATCCAGTAGGCGGCGGAGGCCATGGCGCCGTCGGTGAACGCCACGATCGGCTTCTCGCCGCGCGCATTGTGCACCAGCGCGGCCAGCGTTTCGGTGCCATCGACCGAGCCGCCGGGCGAGTCGATGTCAAGGATGATCGAGTGCACGGCCGGATCGGCCATTGCCTCTTTGAAGTCGCGGCCGACGAGTTCCGTCGACACGCCGCCGGAAACCTGCGAGAACAGGTTGGCGCGCTTGGCGATGATGCCTTCGATCGGCAGCACTGCCACGCCGTCGCGCACGTCGTAACCGCGCGGCTCATTGGCCAGCGGGCGCCCGATCTTGGCCTCGACGGCCCGCAGGTCGATCTTTTCGCCGCGCAGGTGCGTGGTGTAGATCTCC